GGAGAAGAGATTCTCTTAATTGCAATGGAAAGTGAAGAAGAGGATCAAATGACAGGAGCAATTCGTGATATTATTACCAATTGTATTACAGAAAAGCTTGATGTAAATAATATGCCGATGTTTGACATAGAATACATCTTTTTAAAATTAAGAAGTAAATCAAAAGGTGAAGAAATTGATATGGCTTTTGATTGTGAAAAATGTAAAAAACCAATTGAAATAAAAGTTGATTTATCAAAAATAGAAATAACACGAACTGAAGGACATGATACTAAAATATCATTATCAGATGATGTTGGTGTAATTATGAAATATCCTTCAATGCAAGTACAAAAGGCTATTGACAAAACCGGAACTGATGTAGAGAATATTTTTACAACTATTGTTATTTGTATTGATTCTATCTGGGATAAAGAAAATGTATTTCAAGCGAAAGATCATACAAATCAAGAAATGAGTCAATTTTTAGAATCATTACCTGATTCAGCTTTTCAAAAGATTCAAAAATTCTTTGATACAGTTCCAGTATTAAAACATACATTTGACATAAAGTGTCAACACAAAAATGGTAAAGGAAAAAAAGCTAGTATATGTGGTTGGAAAGAAACTAAGACCTTGGAGGGTCTTGGATCTTTTTTCGTATAAGCCTTGGTCAAGAAAGTATAGGTAACTATTATCAAACTAATTTTAGTTTAATACAACATCACAAATGGTCATTGACTGAGGTAGAAAATTTAATACCATGGGAAAAAGAAATCTATCTTATGTTATTAATGAAATGGGTTCAAGAAGAAAACGAAAGACAGCAAAAACAACAATCAGCCTAAAGGGATAAACTAAATGCCTGCATCATTAGATGATATAAACAAAGAAACAATTAAAAACACCAATACGCTAGAAGCTATCAAAAAGAGCATTGATGAGCAAACAAGAATTATGTCTGCTCCTCCAAAATCAAATGTTGAAGAACGGAGAGAGAAAAAAGATGCGAATAAAAAGTTTTTAGACGAATTAAAAAGCATAATTGGTTCAGCTGTTGGTGGTGCTGGTAAAGCAGGTAAAGGTGCTGGTAAGATACTTGCTAAATTCTTAAAATTTGGTATTTCTGCTATAATGTTACCATTTTTGGGTTTAATTGGTGCCATTGCAGGTGTTTTTAGTGGTATAATGGCTACTCCAGAAGTTAAATTTCTGGGAGGTATAATTAAAACTATTGGTAAGACTGCAATTGGTTTTGTTAAATTCATGGGTAGTATAGCTAAATGGATGTTAAACTTACTACCCGGTGGAAAAGCAGGAACAAAGATATTTGGTGTATTTGGTAAGATTGGTGAAACCATGTCTGGAATGCTTGGTGGATGGGGTACAAAACTGGCAGAAATTTTTAAAAATCCCAAAATTGCTGCAGTAATGGGTAAAGTTGCTGTATTCATAAAACCACTTGCGAGAATTGCTATTTGGTTGTTCTCTGCTTATGAATTTATTAAAGGGTGGGGAAAGGCAGATCAAATATTTGGTAAAGAAGAAGGTGGTGCATCCATTGTAGAAAAATTCGCCAGTGGTATCGGTGGTGTAGTTGACTTCCTATCTTTTGGGTTAATAGAAATAGAAGTAGCAGCAGTAGCTCTAAAAAAGACATTTGACTTTTTTAAACTTGCAGTAACTAAACCAGGAGAAGCTTGGAAACAAGTTGTAGATTGGTGGGATAAGTGGAGTTTTGATGAATCAATTGTTCAACCAATGTTAGCAATGTTTGATGATATACCCAAAAAAATTGGAGCATTTATTAAAGGTCCTTTAAGTAATTTTGGTTCAGCTATGGGTAAAATGCTGAAAAATTTTGTATTCGGTAAAAAAGATCCAAATTCAGAAGAAGCTGGTGATGAAAAAACTGGTGGTTTAATAGGTCTTTTAAAAGGTATATTTACAGCAAAAAATATTAGTAATTACATTTCAGGTATATTCTCTCTTGGTGTAGGATTTTTTAAGATGATATGGACCATTCTTTCTATACCAATCATAGGAGTAGACGGAAAATGGACTGGAGACCCCTCAGAATGGGGTGGAATATTAGGAGGATTTCGTGACTTATTTAAAGGCGCAGTAAATACAGATTGGAAAGAAGTCTTTCGCGATGCAACTGATTTTGGTATTAAAATAGCTAAATTCGTTGGAGCAATATTTTGGAATGCGGAAGATGGATCAGGTTTAATCAATAAGTTAATGGATTGGATCAAAGATGCATTTGACATTGATATTGGTGCATGGGCCGTAGCTAAATTTGGGAGTGCTAAAGATTGGGCAATGAGCCTTCTTGGTTTTGGTGATGATCCCACAACTAAAGCAGCTAAAGCAGCAGAAAAGAAAAAGAAGGAAGATGAAAAGAAAAGGAAAGAAGAAGAAAAAGCAGAAAAGAAAAGGAAGAAAGCTGAAGAGGACGCATTAAAGGGAGATGACGGAGGATTGTTGGGCAAGACATGGGGTGGAATTAAAAAGATGTTCGGTGGAGGAGAAGAGGACAAAAAAGTGCTGGGTGACATAGACGACTATATAAAGCCTTTACATAAAGGTGGTGGATTTGTTATGGATAAAAATCAAACACGCGAATCAAGTCTTACAGGACAATCAAGCGATGCTCAAGCGAAAATGGCTATTCTTGGATCCATGTTTAGTGATAAGGTACGAATAACGTCTGGATATAGAAGTGCTGATCGTAGTAATAAAGCAATGCTTGGTTCTAAAGATGATATGACCAAGTATTCTTGGAAGTGGCAAAAATTACTAACTCCTGAACAACGAAAATCTAAACCAGGAACAAAAGAAAGACAAGCAGCAATAGATGCAATGCGTGAGGGTGGTTTTGGTTCACAACACGAACATGGTAATGCAATAGATTTTGCTTATCCTAAAGGATTTAGTCAAGATAATTTTGCAGACCTTAAATCAACACTTCTCGGTGCCTTTCCCGGCGCCAAAATAGTTGGTGAATCAGATCATGTACATATGGCATTTAATAAAAAGAATACCGGAATGAAATTAGCTCAAATGCAAATAGACGCTGGTACAATTACTAGACAAGGTGCTGGTGATGGTAGTAGTGGTGGTTCCAGTACCACAACAAATATTAAGGCAGGTGATTCAAATAACAACTTTCAGGTAGCCGGTGATGCATTAGACAAAGCTTCAGCAAAGTCACGCGAAGTAGAAGCAACTACATAAAAAAAAGGGATCTGGAATTAACCAGACCCCTTTCTCTCCCAAACCCCTTCAAGACTTACTGTTCAGCTAACTTCTTAAAATACTCCAAGTTGTCTGAATCTGTTTCAGGTGCATCTACAGAAGCAACAGAATCCTCTGTACTTTCTTCAATCGTACCAACAAACTCATCTCCTTGACGAGCAATAACAGTATGAAAACGAGCCTCAAGTTCTTGATATGATTTGAAGTTATCAGTACTTACCAACTCTTCCAACTTATATTGCTGTTTCCAAACTTCCTCACATTTAGCATCATCACCATCATGTAGTTTTGTTGGACTTGCAAACTCTGACTTATCATAGTTCACATAACCATCTACCTGACGAATCTTGATCTTGAAGTCTGCACCTTCCCAGAAATCAAAAGGATTCAACGGAGTTTCATCTTTGAACTCCGGATTCATAACACCCGTAATCTTCTCAAAGATTTTCTTACCATAACGAAAGAGCATTACTTTACCTTCATTCTCTTTATTAACACTATCCTCTAATACAAGAATATTAGAATAATAGCTTAATTTTCGTTTTCGAGCTCGGGCTAAATCCTTATCAGAATCAATACCAGAGTTCCACAAAGCTGTATTTGCTTTTGATACAGGATCATCTTTACCAATAGTGGTTAAAGAGTTTTCGATATACCATCCACCCGGACCTTTGAATCCGTGTGACCAAAGTTGTACCCAAGGTGTATCTTCATCTGCAGTGGCGGGAAGGAAACGAATCACGGCATAACCATTACCAGATTTATCACGTTCACATTTCCATATACGGTCATCACCGTAGGAAGGTTTTTCTGCAAGTTTCTCAACTTGTTTGGAAAGAGATTCCAAATTAGACATACGGTTTTTCTTTAAATCTTTAAAACTAGCCATACTTATTACTCCTTATTACGTTATATTATTATATTATTAAGTATCATACTATATCTTCCAACATCTCTCCTTTCTATAATGGAAGTTTTCCAGTTCGTTTTAACATATTCAGCTCTTGAGCCTCATATTCTATTTTATCTTTTATAGACTTATTTAGTAGTTTAGAAACCATCTCTATTTCACCATCTATATCTTCAGTATAGAGTAAAACAGCTTCCATATATGTAATCTTCTTCTCACTAACTATTTTTTCTATATCTAAAGAAATATCAATTGGCATTATTTAATATCCTTAATTCTATCACAAATACCAAGTTTCTTTGCTTGTTTAGCACTTAACCAAACATCATGTGGTGGTAATAGATATTGTCTTATTTGTTTCTCACTTAACTTTGTACACTTCTTATAATGTTTAATTACTCTCTCTGTAGTTAATTCATATTCTTTAACAGTAGAAAATAATTCATGCTCCTTACCATACATTCCCCATGTATATTGATGACTCATTATAGAAGTATTTGGTGTCAATATTCTATGTCCTTTTTCACCTGCAATAAATATTAAAAATGCTGCTGAAGCAACACAACCCAATCCTATCGTATGAATTGGTATTGGACTACCTCTTATTATATCAATAACAGCAAAAGCTGCATTTAATTCACCTCCCACCGAATTGATTATCAATTTCAATTGTTTTGGTCGTGGATGTGACGAATTTTGTACTAAAATAAATGCAACTAAATCTTTACACGTTTCATCAGTTACAGGTCCCATGAATAAAAATATATCATGATCTTCTGGTGTTACAGTTGGAATTGTAGGTTTCGTGTCATTAGCCATTTAAACTCCCGAGTAGAATATGTGATCTCCAATTTTAGTTATACGTTTCATATGTTTCGTCCACCAAGGCTTTTTGATATAATCAGCATGATAATGAGTTGGTTTATCCTCATATATTTCAGATTGAGTATGATAGTTTTCTATTGTCCATTCTGAAACCTGTTGAGCCTTCTCCCACGCCTTTCTTTCTTTTGGTCTATCTGGTAGACCATCACAAAACCATGAAAAAGCACAAGACCCGTGTCTTTTTCGATAACCCTGTTTTACAACTTCACAAACATTATTTTTAAAATACTTATTTAACTTTCTATTTATAGTTACGAATGCAACTGCTATCTGTCCTGGTGTATCTTGATTTCTCGATTCCCAATAAATATTTAAAGAAAGACAATTTCTTTCCTCATTTGAAAGATCAAGAGATTTATTTATTCTAATGAAATTAGGTTTTGGTTGAATCTGTTTAAGAACTAAATCTTGTTCCCCAATTTCATAAGGGATTAACATATCCACTTCATTCAAAGCTTGTTGTACACCATTATCTACTTTCCATAAACAAAGAGAAGTAACAAAAAAAAGAATCAAAA